CAGTAGAGGAGAGCTTAGCCGAGCATGATAAAAACATTCTATCTAACAGAGAAGTTCTTGAGTCTTACAAGAAAGGATTAGAGGATGGTAAGGATAAGTAATGGCATGTTATAGAACGTGGAAAAAATGTAGGTATTTCAATAAGGATTCTAAGGTAGATAAGTGGGGCGATCCAAAGTTGTTGGACGGTACACACTTGCTAAGGCTTGATGACTTTAGACATTACTTAGGGATACCTATCTATGTAACATCGGGGGTAAAGACAAGTGGTCATGCAAAGAATAGTTATCACTATCCAAGAAAAAATAAGAAAGGTAAAATTATTGGTGCTTGCGCTACTGATATTATCATACCAGATTATGAGCTTACTCCTTTTGATCTCGTACTGGATGCTCAACGCTTTGGTTTCACAGGCATTGGATACTATCCACACTGGAGATTTAATGGCAAGACTGTCGGAGGTTTGCACCTTGATTCCCGACCTCTCAGATGGGATAAGGATCAGACTGTAAACTATAAACATTCAAGGTGGATGGGTGTGCTTAACGCTAAAGGAAAGCAAGAGTACATAGGTCTAACTTTCCATAATATGCTTGAGTATTCTAAATACTCTGAGAGAATAGACCTTGGTGATTTACACTAGATGCGATCCGCAAGCCTCACCATCCTTGGTTTGGCTAGCATAATCTAAGTAGCTACCTAGATATATGATAACACTAAGTAATTATTCTTGAAACTTTTTTCAGAGTTTCATTCTTATCTTTATCTTTATTTAATATCTCTGTGATGGCGTGTATACCATACATATATGCTGGTGTGATATTATCCGTTGGCATATTCTTAAGCTCACGCCTAGTTGGTGTGGTCTTAAACCTCACGCTACCATCAACTGTATCCTCAATTTCTATTGTTATTTTAGCCACATCTCTCCTCTAATATCTTTTTAATTTTAGCTATAAGTTTATCGTACACCTCACTATCGGTGGTGTCTTTTGTTAACACCTCATAGTATACGATGCCTAATATGTTTTCATATTCTTGTAGCCTATCTCTAAGTAAATCAATAGTAACATCCAATGTATCTAAGATCTCATTACCTTGCATTAGATAGGCACCTTTGGATCAGTCACTGGTGCATGATTCTTAATCTCAGGTGTCTGCTCTGCTACCATAGCCTCTAGGTTTGACGGTTTGTTTAAGTCCTTAGCTTGAGGCTCAGGATCTAGTGATGGTACAACCTCTGTCTCTACAGGCTCAGGCTTTTTATCAAAGTCTATCATGTCATCATCAGCTCTCATGGTGTACTCAAGATCTGTAGACATAGGTAGTCTCTTAGATAATCTTTTGATTACAGTCTTTTTAATCATCTCGTTTTTAAAAGGGCCACTCCATGGACCACCTTTAGATGCACTCTGTTTTCTAACAGCATCTATCTCTTGGTTAGTCATGACCTCGATGTAAGCTGCACCATCTTTAGTTGTAGCTAAAGCATAGGCACCTTTCATTTCACCTCGGTCTTGTAACATGTTAGGTCTATGCATAAGGTGCTCGCCTTTCTCATCTACATAGAACTCAAACTCATCCTTAGCATGAATGATCTGCGCTGTGATACTTGATAGCTCACCAGAGTTTCTAACTTTCTTAAGTATACCAGCTACCATTGGCATGTACTGAGCGCTGCCTTTGAATGGTACAATAGCTGCCTCTCTGCCATCAGGTAGTAAGCCATCTTGAGCTGCCTTAATAGCTGCAGCCATTACAGTAGAGACGTTAGCCTTTAACAAGTAAGGACTGTTGATCACTGCTGTTTGAACTATGCGTACAAATTTGTCTACTCCTAATTCAATTTGATTCTTGATGTTTTGTATTGGTGATATTGCTTTGCTCATTACTCTCCCTTTTCATTTTCATTTTATAAAAATTAATTAGCCTCTCTATAGCTATAGGCTCTAGGTGTATTTTGTTTGTATCAAAAAGACCATCGCTAGTTGTAAGGATAAAGTCATATCCACTAAACTCCAAGTAAGCGCCGTCGCCTTTGGTTTCCTTTTGTTGACTCTAAAACTTCTAAATCCTTTTCTCTCATAGGCAGGCACTAGCTTGGGGCCAGTTACACCTGCTGATATACTGAAAGTTTCATGTATAACTTTCTCTGCATCACCTATGATCTCAAGTATCTCTGCCTTAGTGGCTTTCTTTTTCATCTCATAGTCTTTGATGTAGTCAGAGAATAACTTGTAAGCATCTACTAATTCAATAACTCTTTCACTAGCCTCAATAGTAGAGTCAGGCTCAGCATAATTGTAAAGCTTAGATATGATATCAGCATCTCTTTCATAGTCAGCAGGTGGTGGCTGATTAGCCTCAATAGTTAGCCAGAATTTTTTTATCTTGAGCTTCATTGCAGTTATGATAGAATCCACAGGCTCACGTCTTATTAGTATCGTTTGATTACCACCAACTAATGCACCTATATATAAGAAAGGTTTGCCAGTTATCATCATCTGAAACTGAGCTTGCATTTCAATATGTGGTGGAGCCTCTATATGATCTCCCTCTACTTGCCACTTTCTTTTAAACACCAAGCCATCTACGTTCTTGATCTCAAGTATACCCTCTCCCTCATCAGTCTTAACGAAGTGGTCAAAGCTAGAGCCAGCCCTTAAAGTATCATGCCTGATGTACTTCTTAAACTCCTCTGACTCCCAGCCTTGATCCTCTGCAATCCCTAATGCAATAGCGTTCTCAAGTCTATTGCCCCATCTCATTCTCTCATTCTCTTCAAACTGTATGATCTCTTGATTCTTTTTCCGGTGCCACAATTCAAACTCAGTCATGTATGGATTCAAACCAAACAGAGCTGAGACCTCAGTGGATGTAACATCCTGTAGTCTTAGCTGTAGCCACTCTTCTTTTGTATTATATTCTATAATTTTCATAGGGTTCTAGTAGCACAGATGTAGTTTACTAACAAAATATTTATTAATTAAGGCACCATGTCGCATTATAACTCAGTACGTCTTTGAATTTTTTTGACAATCACATGTATTTTTTTCTAAGCTCTTGAAAAGTAATCATCATCAAGGAAACCCACATGAATACATCACCTGCTGAAATAGTTATTCAGGCTTTCGGGGGCGTGAATGCCACAGCCCGAGCCTTAGATCTTACACCATCCACCGTTTCAAAGTGGCAGAATCACATCAAAGCTGATGGCAAAGGCGTGATACCTAGAGCTCACTATAAGACAATCATGAAACTTTCTAAGGAGCAAGGGCTTAAGCTCACGCTCAATGATCTTGTATTTGGTAGAGATAAGTAAATGTCTTTTGAATTAAGGACTTACCAGTCAGATATAATATCTGAGGCACGCTCTGTTATGCAAAGAGGTGTCAAAAATATATTGATCACTGCCCCTACCGGTAGTGGTAAGACTGTACTCACAGCCACAATGATTAACAATTCATTCAAGAAAGGACTACGCTCTATGTTTATTGTGCATAGGCGTGAGCTGATTAAACAATCTGTTGCTACACTCAAAAGAGCTGGAGTAAATCCTGGGGTTATAGCCTCTGGCTTTGATCCTGATTATAAGAATCCAGTTCAAGTGGCATCTATACAATCCTTAACTCGCAGGCTTGATAAGGTAGTCATGCCTGATCTAGTAGTGTGGGATGAGTGCCATCACATTGCATCTAAAACATGGAGTGATTCATTCAATCTATTTGAAAACTCTTTTCAAGTAGGACTCACTGCTACACCTGAAAGGTTAGATGGCAAAGGACTCTCTGATTACTTTAAGTATATGGTGCAAGGTCCTGATATGTCTTGGCTTATAGATAATGGTTTCTTATCTAAGTACAAAGTGTATGCCCCTACTAAACCTAATCTCAAAGGTATTCATAGAACTATGGGTGACTACCATAAATCAAGCTTAGAGGAGGTGATGATCTCTCCTAAGATTATAGGTGATACTGTAAAAGAATACTCTAAGCTTGCTCATGGTAAGCGTGCTGTGATCTTTGCTGTATCTGTTAAACACTCAATGGCTGTAGTAGATACGTTCAATGAGCATGGTATACCAGCGGCTCACGTAGATGGTAAGTCATCAGCAGTTCTAAGAGATAGAGCCATCCAAGACTTTGCTGATGGTAAAATTAAGATACTATCTAATGTCGGTTTGTTTGGTGAGGGGTTTGATCTCCCAGCTATTGAGGCCTGCATATTATTAAGACCGACTCAATCACTTGGTTTATACCTACAGATGGTAGGTCGTGCGCTCAGGCCAAGCCCTGGCAAAGAGCACGCAATTATATTAGATCACACAGGTAATATATTAAGACATGGTTTACCTTGTCATGAGAGAAAGTGGTCCCTCACTGGCACGCCTTGGAAAGAGAGAAAGAAAGAGCAAGAGGCAGGATCAGTTAAGATATGTGAGTCATGCTTTGGTGCCTTTAAAGTTGGTGCCTCTAAGTGTCCTCATTGTGGTGAGTTCATACAGGTTAACCAAGACTTACCAGATACAGAGGATGGTAACCTACAAGAGATAGCAATTGAGAAACTTAAAAAAGATATTAATAAGAAAAAGAAATACTCAGAGCAGGCTAAGGCTCAGACTCTAGATGAGTTATATCAGCTCGGAGTTAAGCGTGGTTATAAAAATCCACGTGGCTGGGCCAAGCATATGTTTAACGCAAGGCAAGCCAAAAGAAATAGGGGTTACTAATGAAAGAGGGGGGGCTCTTAAAAAAATTCTTACTGGAGTATTCAAAGCTCGGGTCAAGACTATTTAGAAATAACACAGGTAAGCCATGGACTGGCCAAAGAATAGGGCCGTTTAAAGCTAAACAGAATATATTAGTAGATAAGGGTGACGTGCTTTTAAAAAGGGCACGGCCTTTCCACGCAGGTCTTGTCAAGGGATCATCTGATCTTATAGGCTGGACAACTATGACTGTTGGTCCTGGCATGTTAGGTAAGAAAGTCGCTGTGTTCACAGCTTGCGAAGTAAAAACAGGTAAGCTCAAAGCAACAAAAGAACAGTTAGCTTTTGTTAGGGCAGTCAACAACAGTGGGGGTATTGGTGTTATTGCATACAACTTAGAGGACTTACTAAAGATTGTTACACAATTTAGAAACGGAGATAATACAAATGAAAGTAGACATTAAATATATAAATAGATCTAAACCAAGAAAGACAATGAGTAGTAGTAACTTTAAACCTGACACGGTTTATCCAGCTCACAGTTTAGATCAACCAAACTTTGTGCCCTATGTACCTAAGAGAATCTTTGATGGGTTAGTGCAAGCAGTAAAAGACAACACAGCAGAGGCATACATAGAGGGACTTGATGGCTAACGATTATGATTTTAAAACTCTTGCCTCTAATTTATTAGGAGAGGCTAGAACTTTTGTACCTAGTATTCTACCTGGTGGTAAGATGATAGGTAATGAGTGGACGTGTGCTGACAAATATGGTCAGGCAGGCAGCTCAATGAAAGTTAATATACAGACTGGTAAGTGGTCTGACTTTGCAGTAGGTGAGGCAGGTCATGATTTAATATCACTGTATGCGTATGTGAATGACATGAATAATGGTCAAGCTTTTAGAGATCTTACTGGAGATCAAGGTAGATTTGAGAAGACCAAAACCAAACCAGTAAAATCCCTACCACAAAAGCCGTTGAGTCTTGGACCTAATATAGTCAAACCGCCATTAGGTGCAACAAAAAAGTTTCCCTCTAGTAGCACCGTGTATAAGTACACAGATATAGATGGTGAGTTAATGTTCTACGTAGAACGTATAGATAAAGTAGATGGCTCTAAAGTTATGAGGCCTTACTCTTATTTAAAGGACGGTCATTGGACTCCAAAGGTTTGGCCAACTGATAGGCCGCTGTTTAATTTAGCAAGGCTTAAGGATTCAAATAAACCTGTATTAATAGTTGAGGGTGAGAAATGTATTAAGCCTGCTGAGCAGTTATCAAACTACGCTTATGATGTGGTGACCTCTCAAGGTGGATCTAATGCTTGGAAAAAAACAGACTGGACTCCACTAAAAGGTAGATCAATATTGATCTGGCCTGATGCAGATCCAGCAGGTGAGAAGTATGCAAACAGTGTGGCTGATCACTTATATAAGATGGGTGTAAAAGAGATTAAACTCTTGAAAGTAAATGACCTACCAAAGGGTTATGATGCTGCTGATATCTCAATGCCTCACTCAGAATTTCTCACGTGGGCTAGATCCAGAGTCTATGTCTATGAGCCAAAGCCTGTATCAGATTTAGTGGTGCCAGACTATATGAATGAGGTGCCTCCAGATATTCAAGAGCCTTTCTATCCTAGTGTTGAGGAGGTTGAGGGAGCTGAGCAAGTTGTTAAACCACCAAGTAAACTACAGGTATTATGGTCTAAGCTCGGGCTTGCATTAAGTAAAGAGGGGTTTCCAAAAACCTCAACGTCTAATATATATAAGATCATTGAGCAGCATAAGAAACTAAAGGGCAAGGTTTGGCTGGATACATTTCATAATAAAGAGTTAACAACTTATGATTGTAAAGAGCCCCGTGAATTTAGAGATGCTGATTATGTTAAGATACAAGTGTTTATCCAAGATAAGGTAGGCATACATGGCTGTCCTAAGACAAATGTGATTGATGCTATTACTTTATATGCTCACTCAAACAAAAGATCAGAGCCAAAAGAATGGCTTGAATCATTAGAATGGGATGGCACTGCAAGGGTTACTAAGTTTCTGAGTGACTATTTAAATACAGATGATGACCTATATCATCAGTGTGTATCTAAGAATTTCTGGGTCATGATGGTAGCAAGGGTTATGAAACCTGGGTGTAAAGCTGATAACATGATGATCATTGAGGGCAAGCAAGGGGCTTTTAAGTCCACAGCACTATCTGTTATTGGTGGTCCTTGGTATACAGAATCAAATGAGAATATTAAATCAAAAGACTTTCCATTAGTTATGCAAGGCAACCTAATAGTTGAGATAGCTGAGCTTGATTCATTTAATAAGTCTGAGAATAATACTGTTAAGAAAGTAGTCTCAACAGCTACTGATAGATTCAGATCACCTTATGATCGCAAACCTCAAAACCATCCACGACAGTCTATATTAGTAGGTACAACAAACGATGCCTCATATCTTAGAGATGTAACTGGAGCTCGTAGATTCTGGCCTGTGAAAGCTGGCAAGATTAATATTGATAAGATTAAAGAGGATAGATCTCAATTGTTTGCTGAGGCTGTGATGCTCTATAAGATGGGTGAGGCCTGGCATGAGGTGCCATTAGAGTTAGCTGAGGCTATGCAAGAATCAAGGCGTGAGGCTGATATATGGCAGTCTGACATTGAATCATGGCTTATTAATAATGGCAGGACTAGAGTTACTGTACCTATGATTGCTTGGTGCGCTCTTCAAATACCTATTGAGCGCAGAGATCGCAGGACATCTATAAGGATTAGTGGGTGTTTAAGAGTATTAGGTTTTGAGGCAGGCAGCACCAGCACTTTAAGTATTGGAGCTGGGCCAGATAAAACTAGGTACACAGGCAAAGTCTATAAAAGAGAAGAGCCTTTAACTATTAATTAATATTATTTATCTACAACACTGAATTTAATATTGAGGGCTTTGGCAAAGTCTCTTAGTGCAAACAATATATCCATGTCTGCCTTTTGATTCTCAACAATTAATCCTGATATTAAGTTAGGTCTGCTTGATGCTGCTCTGTATAATCTAGCAGTCTCTTGGTTATTATTATCTACATCTTGGCTCACTTGAATTAACATTGTCATATCATAATCTCCTATATTTACATTATGCATCATTAACCAATCTTGGTTGTAAATTTTAATCTTGGTTGTATGCTTGGTTGTATGTTTTTACTAGTACTTTTATATATTTATAGATAATACAACCAATACAACCAAATAATATATAAAAGAGGCATATAATAAAGTGGGGGTTTACCTTTTACTGTAAATGAACACTAAAGGGTATACCTCTACTTTGCTCTCTAAGGTATGTTTAAAAGTGTTGGTTGCAGGTTGTATTTGGTGATTTTGTTACATAATAATATGTGGATAACTTTGGAGGTTTTGTATGATGTTTAAGTTTAGTAAGGGGTTTAAAAACTTCGTGAGAGGTGAGTATGGTGACCAATATTTTGAGGGCGAGAAGTTAGTATCAGGCAGACTACGTGCCTTAATCTATGGCAAGCTTGGTTACACGCTGGAGATGCGTGAGAAGTATTCTCTGACTCCTTATAAATGTTTGCACCTATCTGTAGGTGAGTCTATTTTGTGGCCAGCACAGCGAGACTGTGGCACCAGAGTAGCTATACCTAGGATACTCAATACTAAGAAAGAGCAGGTGGCTCATCTTGGCTGGGAGTTTGACATGGCTCAGCATGATTCAGAGCACTACAAGATTACAAGATATAAATAGTCAACCCTAGTTATCTGCAATAAAAAATGCATATAAGTGGTCTTGACAGCAGGATCTTATCCATGCCTTTCTTGGTTAGCAGTAGCTGAGCTGAAATTAAATAATGATATCAACACCTTATATCTTAGGTGCTAACATACACTCGTACTACATCACTATATATTGTTGAGGTGTATCTTAACTGACTTTACAGCTTGACTCTAGAGTAATAACTAACTAAACGTTTGTTATGAAGAAAAGAGAAATAGGCAAGCTACTTGCCACACACAGGAAAGATTCTGGGCTATCTCAAAAGCAGCTCGCAAAGAAATTAGGATATGAGGCCTCACAGGTTGTATCTAGTGTTGAACGTGATGAGTGTGATCTGCCTCCACGCAAAGCTAGGATGTGGCTAAAGCTAATCAAAGCTGATAAAGAGTTTGTCTGCAATTACTATATTAAAAGATACACCAAGAATATTAGAAAGGTTTACGGGCTATGAGTTATCCAATATTAGTTTCAACAAAACAGATAAGATCTGTACACAGGTTTACAAATGAGAAAGGTTTTATGGGCTCCTCAGATTCTGATTCAAAATTCAGGATGGCTATTTATTATTCTGGCCTTAATGAGCCTGATCATTTTTATTATAAGACAGAGGATTCTATGAACGAGGACTATAGTTTTTTGAAAGATGCTATGAGACCAGAGTCTTTATTAGGTTCTGTTAGGTTGTCTAGGTACAACTCATGAGTTGTATGTTTACAATCTGTAATAGTTGTGATCACTTAATGAATCATAGATTAGTAAAGAGATGTGAGTCTTGTAACTCAACAGATGTCTTTCAAGATGTGGATATGTCTGAGTCTTATGAGGGTGACTATGATCATGAGGATGATGAGGAGCAAGTATGATTACTGTAGCAGTATACATTAACAATCAACCAATAGTTTTAAAGTCAGCTAGAAATACTAGAGTGGTAGATGGCAGTGGTGAGCACAAATATATAGATGAGTCAGGTCAAGAGATATGGCATAGGAGAGATGATGGTATTACTGAGTTGGCCAAGAAACTATTGGACAACTATATAGTCCCAGAGCATGAGCTACTTAGCTAGAAAAAAGATTGATTTAATGGCATTATAAAAAGGATTAAACTTGAAAAAGATTGAAAGGCCTGAGTTTGAAGTTAAAGACGGTGTAGTTCATGTGGAGCAATATAAGTGGGTCAAACATATTGCCAGCATCAATCAGCATAACAAGATGCTTGAGGGTGCTGTTGAAGTTACTGGTTATATAGATAAAGAATACCCCGAGGGAAGTAACATGTTGTTTGATAACTTGCCACCACCTAACAATAAAAATACTCATAAGGCTTATTTGATAGATGTAAAACTAATTGAAAAAGAAACTGCTGAGGATGTTTTGAGGGATTTAGTTAAGCATAATACTACTCTTCCAAACCTACCGGAAGATCAATTTACATTGGATATAACATCAAGAGCCAAGGCAGTGTTAGATGAATAAACCAGTAGAAATAAAAATAACTTGTAATGAAGCAGGCCCTAACCATAATGGACTAGCATATGATCATCCTTTTTATACTGAGACTGGAGTTTACAAGTACATAGAGAAAGGTGCTTATATAAAAGCTATAGAGGTTTTGAAGTTTATTAATTCAGAGAGTTCGGCGTACAGAGAACACGTTAGTGATTCTTTTCTAAAAGTAAGAGAGACTTTAAAAGAGTTGTATTTAGACATATGGGATTATGACAGATGTTAATTAAAATAAAAGATTATAGAATAGTTGCTAGTAAGGTGACTGCTTTTTACTGGGAAAAGTACAAAGACTACGATCAAAAAAACAGAGAAAGACTTACTGTTATTTATGGAGCTAGTGGGGATTACCAGAACGAAGTGGATATTGTTTGAAAAGCAGTACAATGAGATAATGAAATGAAGAAACATGAGTTCAATATATTAGTGGTAGTTATGATTATATTAATGATCATGCTTACAAGAAACGCTTATCAGATCAGAGAAAACAGATCCAGAGATCAATCAATCATTGAAGAGTTAGAGATAATAAACGACAATCAACGTGAGATACTTAGTGGCTATCAAGAGTTACATGGAGCTTATGAGTATTTGGATGAGAGAATAGAACTACACAGGGCAGGGCATGAATGAGACATGAGTTAACAATAGATGCAGCAACATATGATAGGATCAAGTCTAATACCCAGACTTATATTATCTATGCTAGTACAAGTGGGTTTCAAAAGTTTGATGAGTTAACTCTCAAACATAAGGATGATCCTAACCTACACTATCTTGCAGGTGATATCTCTATATATATTCATAATGAGACTCAATACAGTATCATTAGTTTGTTAGAGCCTGATTGTTTTGATTAGTATGTTTAAGCGATTGACTAAATGGTTAGACAATATATACAACCTGGTTGCATTAGGTATCGTACTTAGTGCTCTCTTATTTATGGGTTATGTAGCCTATTTAATAATCTGGGGGTAGAGCTGTGCTTGATCTTACAATTAATATTACCAAATAAATCTAGGTAATTACTTGCCATAGCTGTTTATCAGTTTAATGATATCTGTATCTTTGAGGGGGGTATTATGGATGATAATGTAACTATATTTGTTACTGTGGCTATAGTAGATGGCACTGAGGGTAAGGAGTATTATCCTGTAATCAATGTCACATTTGATTCAGAGACATCTATGAGGTGGTCGCTCTTTGAGCTTGCTTGTACAAGTGAGAGAGATGCCAGAGACTCTGCCTCATTATTCTTGACAGCCATGGTAGATATGCCAGAGTCTGTATACCAAAAGATTAATTTACAATTAAAAGCAGATGATACTGAATATTCAGATATGCATTAGGGGGCAGGTATGAGTTTTAATACACACAAATTAAATGATAAGGGCTTTGATAGATTGAAGACTTTAAAGTCTAAGATAGTAGCTTTGAAGAAAGACTATGAGGATGCAGCTATGAACAGGGAAACACATGTTGATGCATCAGGATCTAGAGAGTTATCTTTAGCTATTACTAAGCTTGAGGAGTCATCGTTTTGGATCACCAAAGCATTAGCCTCTAATCCAGAGAATCATACAGAGGTTGTGGAATATTAGGGGGTAGGTATGCATAAGTATATACCAGATGACTATCTTAGGTTTATAGATAACAGAGGTGTGATTAGGATAGATAAAGTTAGAAAGGTTATGATAACAGTAGATAGCTTTAAGAGCACAGTTAGATATGGGTTTTATAATTATAAACAGGATGTTACTGATAGAAAGATCATTCATAAAATAGAGATCTCAGTAGCTGAGGGTGAGCCATTAGTACATCCAGAATTTCAAGAGAATGAGATAGGCCAGTTGGTGCCAAGGAAAGCAATCAATGATCTGGAGGAGCAGGATCTAAAGGAGTCTACTGATGATCAGCAGGGAGATTAGTAATCATATTGAGGGTTTATTACTTGAGTGTAGCCAAGTGGGTTACCCTCAGTCCTCAATGGATATGCGCATATTTTTAGATAAGGTGTTAGATCCTTACAACAAAGCTCTAAGTAATGGGCTTAAGATGTTAGATAGGTACGGCGACCGCAAGTCTAAAGATCCAAGTGTAGTCCATAATGGTCAGACAATTGAGGCATCAGTTAACAGGCAGGATCTCAGAGAGATAGGTAAAATAATGAACGCTCTTAAAGGTTTAAAAGTTAGGTTATGAAACCAAGTCTTACTATTAAGAATGGGTTCTGGGTGCCAAAGGATTATGTATTTAAAAGTGCAGGTGATTGTATAGAGAAGTTTCCAGAGCAGGCTCCAACTCTTGTAGCTGATGCTAATGATCTTGTAGATTGTATAAAGTTACTTGATAGGATTAGGATGATGTCTAAAGATAACAATCTATCACCAGATAAGTTAGAGAGTAGAATGATAATGATATTCAATGGGACTCAAGAGTTGATGATGCAGAAAGGGATGATATGAATAAGGTTATGATCTTGATCTTATTCATATGTACGAGCTGTAAGTCAACACCAACGCAAGAAAGAGATGATCGCTTGTATCAGGAAAACTATGCTGAGTGTATGAAGTTAATGAGAAACAATGATACATTCTGTGCTAGGTATCTGCTTAGCCCATAGCATCAAGACTTAAGTAATTAATATATCTATTGTATTGATATAATATCAAGTCTTGATTTAGTATTAAGTTATTAACACGGGGTCAGATAAGACTTTCAATTCTCCTAATATATCGCAATATATGGGGTTGTCTATAGGGTCTGAGGCTGTTTGTTTCCGACGGATCGGATGACTCGTGACCATTGTTTCTTTACCTATCCTTTCTTGAATCCTTTTTTAAATGCAGTCATCTTTGTTTTCATAGTTTCAGATTGCTTTTTCTTTGATTTCTTACTAGCCTCAGAGCTAGGTGTTCTTAATATTGTTGCCATCATTTTCTTATAGTCCATATATAAACCCTTATTGCTTGAAAAAAATACACATATAACCGATAGTTATATTATGGACACAGATATAAAACAAGATCAACCTAGTAAACTAGATGAGCTCACAGCTAAGCCTGATGATACTATGTTAACAATAGTTAGACATGTAGCTAGTGGTGGATCATTGATTGATCTATGTAAGATCTGGCAGATCATGTACGCAGATATTCTAGGCTGGATCAGATTCGATGATGTTAGATCTAAAGCTTATGACATGGCAGTGAATGATAGATCTGAGTGGGCTAGAGAGTCTATACTTTCAGAGTTAAGAAAGATGTCTACAGGTGGATTGTCACAGTTCTATGATGAGGATGGTAATATAATACCACCAGAGAAGTGGACTCCAGAAATGGATTCAGTAGTTGAGTCAGTAAGATGTAAGGAAACTAATGATGGTGATAAAGAGACCTCAGAGTTTAACATCAAGTTATGGAATAAATTAAAAGCAATTGAGATGTATGGCAAGAATCTAGGTATGTTTGCAGAACAGGTTAATGTAAAAGTGTTAAAGCTTGAGGACATTATAAATGGGAGTAGAGAACTAGAGGATGAGTAATAACGGTATCAATGCTAAGGATAAGACTACTGTAGGGTGTACTAATGCATCTGATATTACTGCTGAGACTATTGGTGATAAGAGATACCTCCATACAATAGATAAGCAAGCCAACAATTTACAGCAACAATCAAATAATAAATTAGATGAGATGATCACATGTCTTACTCAATTAAAAGATAACAAGACAACCAAGGTAGCTGATGAGATTATATCAGCTATTAAGTTGGTATCAGGTACAAGTCCTACAAATGTAAAGCTAGGTCAGCCAGATACTACTAAGCTTGATGCTACTATCATAGGTTTATCTGTGACTGCTGCATCAACAGGTAATCAATTAGAGATCATAACTTTTGGTGAGGTGACTGACAGTTCATTTACCTACACGTACAATGAGCCACTATTCTTAGGAGTGGATGGTAACATAACAAACATCGTACCGACTACAGGTATGCTAACAAAGATAGGGTATGGGTTAGGTGCAGGTAAAATTTTTATAGATATACAAGAGACTATTATTTTATAAGGGAGTATAAGGATGGCAAAGAGATATCAAACACTTGAGAATGGGTGTAAGAAATTAGTAGAGGCTACAGTTACCTCATCAGGTACAGCAGAGGCTGGTGACATAGTAGCATTAGGTACAGATGGTAAGCTTGATGCATCAGTATTACCAGCAGGTTTAGGTGAGGACATTAAGGTAAGAGAGGCTAGTGAGGATCTTTTAGCTGGTGCATTTATTAACTTACATATGGTAGGCACTACTGCTTTAATTAGAAACGCTGATAGTTCAAATGGTCGTGAGGCAGATGGTTTCATTAAGACTGCTATTGCTTTAGGTGAGAGTGGTGCAGTATTTTTTGAGGGAGGCAATCCAGCATTAACAGGTTTAACACCAGGTGCTCGCATCTATTTAGGTACAGCAGGTGGAGTTACTGAGACTCCATTAGATCCAAATGCAGCTACTACTACAGCAGGTATGATACATCAGTATCTAGGTAAGTCATCAGAGACTGGTGAGGTCTGTGTAGAAATGGATGATAAGATAGTTCTATAATGAGGTTTATTACACTAGTAAATGGATGTCTAAAAATGTTAGGCATCACTGGCTCTGATGTATCATATGATAATTCAAGCAGTGGTTTATCCTCGACAACAACTCAAGCAGCGATTGATGAGTTGTCATCAATTAATAGTGGAGTGATACCAATACCAGGCACACCACCTGCTGATCCTTTTGAGGATGCATTGTTTGATGATAGTTGTAGTGCTTTATTTATTAAAGATGCTAGTGGTAATGTTGAAATTTTAGAGGAGTGTTAAATGGGTAAGTGCCATGTTATTGAATCAACAACTAATCCGACAGTGGCACCAACAGCTACGAGTGTGCATTGGTTAAACACAGCTACTAAAGAGATGTTTTACTCTGTAGGTACAGGCTCAGTTAATGACTGGGTTTCAGTTGGTGCAAGCTCTACAGGTGGTGGAGGTGGTGGTGTAGATCCACAGACTGCAGTTAACACAGCAGCCGTCGCACTCAATACTGCTGCCACAGCTTCAAACCTTGCCAATATAAATTCTAATGATGTTGATATTCAAGACAACACTGATGCTATCTTTGCTCTTCAAACATATGTAGATCAGAGAAACTGGAAAGATTACTTTGAAGAGACTGATGGGTTAATAGCTCAAGGTAACACTCAAAGAAATTATTTCACTCATGGGTTTACTATCCCAGAGGCAGGCCTTTATGAGATAGTGTTTACTGGTAAGTGGTCAATCGCAGCTACCTGGGAGAGTATGGTTATAGATTTTGAACTTAACGGTTTGGCTGTAGATGAGTTTCTAAGAAGACGTACATCAAGCTCTAATGGGCCTGGTATTGTTTTACCAAACATTGACGGTGGTACAGCGAACACAAATACTGATCAGGTATATCCTGTGAACTATAGGACTATAATGCAATTAGCTGCTGGGCCAGCAAACATGGCTATTAACTTTGGATGCTCTGGTAACTGGGTTAACGTGGCTATGCACTATGGGTTATTAACAGTTAAAAGGTGGTTAGTGTAATGCAGTTATTAGATGTACTTAACGAATACCAGTTAATGTTTACAAATATAAACCTCATACCTGGGCTTAAGAAAAAGTCTTGGATTAAGAATAGAGGTGCTAGAATTGTACAGCAGTTCAAAGATGATGAGGACCGTGTAATCATTCATGAGTTATATACTTATGAGATGATTAATGATGACAGAGAGATAGGTAACTATAGTAGAAAGATTCAGATGTTTAATGAGGACGGCTCCTTAATTAAGTTTCCAATAGGAGATGAGGGCGCTCAAGATTATATAGATACTACTCCAGATATAACTCCCGATCACATAGCAGATATTAATAAGGTCTGTAGAAATTGGCGCATGGATTATTTAGAACGTGCAGCTAAGGGATTAATTGCCTATGCAGAGACAGTTGATGAGCCATACAAGTCTCACTTTACAGATGTTGGTAACAGTATTGAGACATTGTTAGATCACTACTCTGATCAGATATATAAGTACAGATCAAGAAACTTTTTAAGTATGGATTTAGAGAATGCAGTTCTTAATGAAACTGATATGGATATTCTACATTTGTTAGATAAGTTTGTTAAACCTCCAGGTACTGATGAGAATTTTCCTAAAGGTTTAAAAACTAAAGATTCTATTATGTTTCAATTGACGGGAGTATTACCATAGGCGCTGGACAGAAATATCATATAGGCCCTGAGGATTGGCCAAAGTGGCTGAGACGTTTTATTAACTGGGCAACGCTTGGTGAGTTTAACAAAGCTGCATTCGAGCATGACATCGGTGCAGGTAAGGACACTTCATTTACTAGGGTAGAGAATGATAAGAAGTTCTACTTAGCAATGGATCAGGTTGTAGATGCTCAAGAAAACTTTTTCAAAAGAAACTATCTAAGAGGATTCAAACACTTTTTTATCTGGGCAGTTATGAAAAATCCTGGTCACTATGTGGGTGATGAGGTTGATATTAAAGTAGACCGAGCATTGAAACCAATACTTGATAGGCTTGAATCTCAGAGGGTCACACTAGATACTGATAGAAAAGAGATATATGAGAAAGCGATTGAGCTTGATAAGAAGAGAGCTGAGTTGTTTGAGATGTATGAAAAGCTAGTTAAGTTACAGAAAGAGATTGATTCTAAAAGCAAGTCTGCTTAATATCTAGTATGTGGCTACAGCAGATCAGATAAAATCATTCAGAAAGATGAGGCATTACCGTCAAGATATTTTATCTTATGTTGGTAATGAGTTTCAGGTAGAGCCAGATAACTGGCAGAGAAAAGGTTTACTTGCCTTTGCTAATAAAGATCAAAAGATATTAAGGTTAAGCTTACAGGCCTGTGCAGGTCCTGGTAAATCAGCTTTACTTTCATGGGCAGGCTGGTGGTTTCTTTGCACTCAAGGTGAGAAAGGTAGTCATCCTAAAGGTGCAGCACTTTCAATTACTAATGATAACTTAAAAGATAACTTATGGTCTGAGCTTTCTAAGTGGCAACAGCGCAGTAAGATCTGTACAGATTTATTTCAGTGGACTCAGAGTAGGATCTTTGCCAAGGATCATCCAGAGACTTGGTTCTTATCAGCTCGTAGTTTCTCAAAGAAGTCTAACTCTGAGGAGCAAGGTCGAGTCTTATCTGGTGTTCATAGTAAGTATGTTTTATTCTTAATAGATGAGTCGGGTGATATACCACCTGTTATTATGAAGTCAGTTGACCAAGCATTCTCAACAGCAGATAAGGTGATGGGTCGAGTGATCCAGGCAGGTAACCCGACATCTACTACAGGTATGCTCTATGCTGCACAAAGCACACTAGCTAACCTATGGCATGTCATAAGAATTACAGGTGATCCTGATGATCCTGATCGCTCTCCACGTATTGATATTAAGTGGGCAGCAGATCAGATCAAACAATATGGTCGCAGTGATCCATGGGTGCAGTCTTATATCTTAGGTCGTTTTCCAGAGTCAGGCATTAATACTTTACTATCAGTTGATGAGGTAGAGGATGCAATGAAGAGACATCTGCAAGAGCCACAGTATAGGTTTGCTCAAAAGAGATTAGGTATAGATGTAGCTAGGTTTGGTGATGACTCTACTATTATTTTTCCACGTCAAGGTTTGAGAGCTTTTAATTTTGTTGAGATGAGAAACGCTAGATCAAATGAGATAGCTGCACGTGTAGCATTGGCTAAGAGTCGTTGGGATAGTGAGCTTGAGTTTGTTGATGGTACTGGTGGCTTTGGCTCTGGTGTGATTGATAGTTTAATTCAAGGTGGTCACTCTCCTTATGAAATACACTTTAGTTCAAAAGCTATCGATCCAAGGTATTTCAATAAGAGGAGTGAGATGTTATTTGAACTAGCCCAATGGGTTAAAAGAGGAGGGGCACTCCCAGAAAACCCCGAACTTAAAAAAGAACTAACAACACCTACTTATTCATACAAGAATGGTAAGTTCATTGTCGAGCCAAAAGATAGAATAAAAGACCGACTAGGCTTTTCTCCAGATAAAGCTGATGCACTTGCTCTGACCTTTGCGTTGCCTGAAATGCCAGGGCGAGATGATCCTCGTACAATCTTTGGTAGTGGCAGAAACACAGATCCAGATTTTGATCCATTGGCTAACGTATAGTAAGTCACAAAAAGAAATACTTGATTAGCCGATCAATTTAGTTATCATAAAAAATGATGTTCAATTAATTTCTGGGGAGGGGTTTTTGTCTTATATCATAAGAAAAGCTGTTGAGTCTGATCTGCAAGAAATACTAGATCACTTAAAAGACTTCTCAGAGTTCTATGATAATAAGTATAAACTCTATGGTAAAGATGAGGACTACAATAAGAAACTTATTCTAGGCTTCATTACTAACCATGTTTTCTTTGTTGCTGTTACCTCTGATACTAACAGCATTGTCGGGTTTATTTCAGGCTTAGTTAATAAGCATATCTACAATCCAAGTATTCTAGTTCTAACAGAATCATTCTGGTGGGTGACTAAAGATCATCGCAATAGTCGAGCTGGATTATTATTATTAAATCAATTTGTAAAGTTAGGTAAGGAGATTGCTCAATGGGTTGTCATGACTGTTGAGAGCAAGAGCCCTATTAACGAGCGTACATTGTTAAAGAGAGATTTTAAACTAATAGAAAAAAGTTATTTATTGGAGGTTTAAGTGGCAGCAGCAACAACAGTAATTGCAGCAGTAGGTGCAGCAGCAGCAATTGGTAGTGCAGGCTATACAATACATCAAGGCGAGCGTGCTAAGAAAGATCAAAAGAAAGCTCTTAAGAAACAAGAGCAACAACAAAGTGCTTTGGTTAAAGCTGCTGAGAAGAGAGAGACAAATGAGGCTGCTCAGAATGATGCTCGTAATGCAAGAAACAAAGCTGTAGCTAGGCAACGTCGTGCTGCCTCAGCAGGTCAAGGTCGTAACTCTACAATATTAACTGGTGCATCTGGTGGATCTGCTCAATCACAGTCTGCTGGTAAAACACTAATAGGATTATAATGTACGATTACAGTAGTGGTAAAGATGCAAAGATAATCTATTCTCGTAGACAGAGATTAGAAAAGATAAGAGCTCAGCTTGAGATAGAATTTAATTCATTCAAGTCTCATTGGAGAGATCTTTCAGATTTTATACTCCCTCGTCGTAGTCGATTTTTTATTACAGATGTAAATAAAGGTGATCGCAGAACACAAAAGATATTAGATAGTACAGCTACACTTGCTGTTAGAACTTTGAAAGCTGGGATGACTAGTGGGATTACCTCACCTGTTAGACCGTGGTTTAACTTAACATTATCAGATAAAGACCTTTCAGAGACTGAGTCTGTAAAAGAATGGTTATATGGTGACATAGGCACGTTTGCTACTGGTGCTATGTTGGTAGAGAAAGATTATGATAATGTTATTCATTGTTACTCTTTCCCTATTGGATCTTACAAGATAGCTAATGATAAAAAGAACATGGTTAAAAAGTTTCAACGTGATTTTCAAATGACCGTTGAACAAGTAGTTCAAAAGTTTGGTAGGGATCATGATACTCCAGAGAAAATAAACTGGGATAACATTAGTGAGAAAGTTAAATCACTTTGGTATACAAACAATACTGAGGCATGGGTGCAGGTCACTCACATCATCGAGCATAACCCTATGTTTGATCCGACTAAGTTAGAATCTAAATACAAAAAATTCTCATCTATATATTATGAGCGTGGATCTACTAATGTAGGTACAGGTGGTACATCACATAGCGAAGTACAAAACAAGTTCTTAAGTGAGAGAGGGTATGACTACTTTCCAGTTCTATGCCCACGCTGGGAGTTAACAGGTGAGGATGTTTATGGGACTAATTGCCCTGGCATGACAGCTCTTGGTGACATTAAACAATTGCAGACTGGTGAGCGTAGATCATTACAAGCAATTGAAAAAATGATTAACCCACCGATGACTGCACCGACTGCATTAAGAAACCAGAAAGCAAGTATCTTACCTGGTGATATTACTTATACTGATGTAACTCAAGGCCAGCGTGGCTTTCAGCCTGCTCATGAAGTTAACTTTAATGTACAAACTTTGGAGCATAAGCAGCAGCAAGTAAGAGAGAGAATCAATAAAGCATTCTATGTTGATTTATTTTTAATGTTATCTAACTCTGATCGCAGGCAGATTACTGCTACAGAAATTCAAGAGAGACATGAAGAAAAGTTATTAGCACTCGGCCCTGTTCTTGAGCAATTGAATCAAGATTTATTAGATCCATTAATAGAGATTACATTTAATTTAATGCAAGAGTTTGAATTAATACCACCACCTCCAGAGGAGTTGAAAGGTAAAGAAGTCAAAGTTGAGTATACATCTGTAATGGCTCAAGCACAAAAGCTTGTAGGTATTGGAGCAATAAATAATTTCACAAACTTTGTTGGTGGTGTTGCTCAGTTTAATCCAGAGGTGTTGGATAAAATTAATACAGATAAGTTAGTTGATACATATGGAGATATAGTAAGTATCCCATCAGGTATTGTGAGAAGTGATGAGGACGTGCAAGCATTGAGGCAGCAAAGAGCAGAGGCTCAGCAAGCTCAAGCACAGCAAGATCAAATGGCTCAGCAAGCACAGACTGCGCAGGCATTAGGTCAGACAAAAGTTGAAGAGGGCTCTGCTCTTGAGGCTTTAACAAATGAGGTGTTAGGTGGATAAGGCTTTAGTCAAGAATGCAGCTAGCCCTAAGCAAGTAAACAAAGCTGAGAAAAGAGAAGAGTTAAATCGAGATTCAGAATTGAATGATATCAGAGCTGTGCTTTCTACAGCAGAGGGCCAGCGTTTTGTCTGGAGGCTAATGGAAAAATGTAAAACATTTAATTCTATTTGGCAGTCTAGTGCATTGATACATTATCAAAGTGGCCAGCAGGATATAGGACATTTTCTAATGGCAGAGATAGTAGAGGCCGATGAGGAGTTACTATTTAATTTAATGAAACAAAATATGAAAAACAACAAAGGAGTTAAATAGTGGAAACAGAAAACACGCAGCAAGATAACACTGAAAGCGTAGAGGCTGATGCACCAGAAATTGGAAAAGAAATAGAAACACCACCAGAGAAGAGTGATGCAGATTCTTTGTACGGAGATGATTCTAAGTCTGAGCCAGAGGCTGATGCTAAAGAAGAGTCAACAGATGATAAGTCTGAGGACGATAAGTCGGAGCCTGAAAAAAAAGAAGAGTCTGAGTCTGAGGATAAAGATGATTCTGAAAAGAAAGAGGACGACAAAAAAGAAGAGAAGTCTGAGAGTGAAGAGTATGAACTTGTAAAACCAGAGGACTCACTTCTTAGTGATGCAGATATGGAGAGGATTGCCAGCTATGCTAAAGAGCAAGGACTCAGTAAAGATGCAGCAGAGAAGTTAGTAACAGATCGGGATAAAGCAATAAGCGATTTTCATCAGAACAATTTAGATAACCATAAACAATTAGTGGATAAGTGGGCTACTGAATGTAAAGACGATAAAGAGATAGGTGGAGAGAATTACAATGAAAGTGTAGTTTGTGCCAAGAATGCTATTGGTCGTTTCGCAACAGAGGCTTTTAAAAAACAACTTAACGATACTGGGTTTGGAAACAACCCCGAGGTAGTTAGGGTATTCGCTAGAATCGGTCGAGCAATGGAAAGCGACACACTTGTAAAAGGTGGAGCTGCACAGTCGGGTAGTCAAAGAAACCCTGCTGATGTCCTGTTCGATAAAACAAAACATAACTAGGAGATAAAAAATGATTAAAGGAAACACAGTATTAACACTTGCAGACTGGGCTAAGCGTTTAGATCCAGATGGAAAAGTGCCAACGATAGTAGAATTATTAGGTCAAACAAATGAGATCTTAGATGACATGCTTTGGATGGAGGGTAACCTACCAACTGGACATCGTACATCAGTAAGAACTGGTTTACCTGATGTAGCTTGGAAACTTATTAACCAAGGTGTTCAACCATCTAAATCTACAAGTGCTCAGATTGATGAGGCATGTGGTATCATGGAAGCATGGTCAGAGGTTGATTGTGATCTTGCAGAGCTTAACGGTAATACATCATCGTTTCGTTTGAGTGAGGCTCAAGCATTTATCGAGGCAATGAATCAAGAGATGGCATCAACAATATTCTACGGTAATAGCTCAGTAGCTCCAGAGGAGTTCACAGGTCTTGCTCCACGTTATTCTACATTAGATCCATTAGTAGCTGAGAATGCACAAAACGTATTATCAGGTGGTGGTACAGGTGCAGATAATATGTCTGTATGGTTAGTGTGCTGGGGTGCAAACTCTGTACATGGTATCTTTCCAAAAGGTTCTAAGGCTGGATTACAGCATCATGACCATGGTGAGGTTACTATCCAAGATAAAACTGAAATTGGTACAAGCCGTCTACGTGCTTTCCAAGACCAGTGGAAGTGGAAATGTGGTATCGCATTAAGAGATTGGAGATATGTTGTACGTATTGCTAACATCGGTACTGCTGATTTAGTAGCGAACGCTGGATCTCAAGCTGATCTTATTAACTTAATGATCAAAGCAATGCATAGACTACCATCTTTCAACATGGGCAAGTGCTCTTTCTATATGAATAGAACGGCTATCCAAATGTTAGACATCCAACGTAGAGACGATGTTGCCTCTGCTGGTATGACTTACACAGATGTTGATGGTAAACTTGTACCTCATTTCAGAAACATTCCAATTAGAAAAGTTGACAGCTTATTAACTACTGAGGCTGTTGTATCGTAACCAATAATTAAAGGAGATTAAAAATGATTTTAGATAAAGAACTATTATTCGATGATGGGGTAGCTGCTGTAGCAACTACATCTGCACACGTTGTAGACTTAGGAGTTGGTAGAGATCTTGGTGTAGGTGAAAACTTATACTTAAAAGTAGCTAACGTAGAGCCAACTGGTGCTGACATTGCTGCTGATTTAACTTTCACTATCGAGCAAGCTGATGATGAAGCGTTTGCTACAAACCTAGAGGACGCTCAGATCTCTGGTGTTATGACTGTTGGTCAATCTTTGTTTGCTGCACGCATTCAGCCGTTTGGAGTTTCAAGACGTTACATCAGAATCAAGTATTCTGCTGGTGGTGACTTTTTAAAAACATGTATAGTTAAAGACATCCAAGCTACTAGAGCTTACAAGTCTGGCTACACAATAGGATAAGGAGATACTAATGAAAGTAAGAGCAACAAAAAAAGGTTTTATGTTTCATAGACGTATCAAAGTTGGAGAGATAATCACATTGAAAGATGAGAAACAATTCTCTGACCTTTGGATGGTCGCAGTTGACGGTAAAGCTCCAGCTAAAGCTGAGGCTAAGCCTGTTGAAAAGAAAGAGACTAAAGCTAAAAAAGAAAAGAAAGACGATGTAATTTAATTGTAAGGGAGAGGTAAAACTCTCCCTAACTTTCGGAGTTAATATGCCAAGTAAAACAGAAATTTGTAATATGGCTATAGCCCATCTCGGGACTGGCAAGCGGTTATCTAATATTGAAACCGATCAATTACAAGAGGCAAAGATCTGTAGAACATTTTTTGATACGGCGAGGGATGCTACCCTTAGAGATTTTGACTGGCCGTTTTCTACAAAGATTAAGAACTTAGGATTAGTTGAAAGGTTTGACGGTAGAGACTTTGGCTCTAATACTGGAGGTATACCTTTGACTACTGGGTTAGCTACTGGAGCTAATCAATCTGAATGGGGTTATGCTTATGAGTATCCCTCAGACTGTATCAAGGCACGTAGGATTTTGAGTGGTGTTAGAAATGATACCCGACAATCAAGAGAGCCTTTTAAAATAATTTTAGAGAATCAAGATAGATTAATTTATTGTGATGTAGAGGATGCTGCACTTGAATACACAGTGCTAGTTAGAGATCCTTTGTTTTATCCTGCTGATTTTATCATAGCTCTTTCATATAGATTAGCTATGTATATATCACCAACGCTTACTAAGGGTGATCCCTTTAGAATGAAAACAAATTTACATGGATTGTACGAGGCTGAAATAAGTAGAGCTCAAGCAAGTTCATTAAATGAAGAGCAACCCGAAGAAGAAGTATTATCCGAGTTTGAAAGGAGCCGATAATGAAAGACATGAGTTTAAGTATTGAAGAGAAGAAAGATAAAGAGGTTGATAGTGCAATTGATAGAGCTGATTATCCTTATGGTTTAAAGATTCATTTAGATCATGACAGCTACAAGAAAATTGGATTCACTGAATCACCAGCACTAGGTCAGAAATTTGTGATAATGGGTGTTGCTGAGGTTATGGATGTAAGTAAACAATCTGTGCAAAGTGAGGATAAAATATCTTGTACTATGCAGATTACTCACATGGATCTTAAGAAAAAAGAATCTGAGAAAGAGACAGAGAAGAAAGATCAAGGTTCTATTTTATACGGACAGGAGTAATACTTGGCTACTTTAATACAGAGAAGTTTCGCAGGTGGTGAGATAACTCCTGCTTTATATGCGAGGGTTGATCAAACTAAATACGCTTATGGTCTTAGGACTTTAAGAAATTTCTTTGTAATGAGACATGGTGGTGCTGCTAATCGTCCTGGCACTAAGTTTGTTAGAGAAGTTAAAGACTCAAACAGAAAGACAGTCTTAAAACCTTTTGTATTTAATGAGCAAGATACTTACATACTTGAGTTCGGTCATAAGTATTTAAGGTTTATTAGAGATGGTGGTTTATTATTAGGTAGTAGCGAGTCAGTGCTAGATATCTCTAGCTCTAATCCTGCCATCATTACATTAGGTGCCACAGGTGGATCGACTGTACCTGCTGAGGTTAGCGCTTACAATACTACAAGTGTTGTACCTCCCAGTGGTCTTGGCTTAGGTTTTAGAAGTAATGCCAATAGCATGAGGGTCTATGTTCAAAAGTATACACCTAATGAAACAATTAACATAAAAAGAATGGAGTTGTTTCTGATGCATGATCAGAGCACTCAGTCTGATATAGATTATACAGCTGAAATTAAAATAGATATCTTTGCTGATAATGGTAGTGGTCAGCCAGACTTTACAAACTTAATATACAGCTCATCAACTACACCTACCTATCCAAATAGTACAAAGCCTGAGTTAGTTAACTTTGATTTTAATGGAGAGTTGTTGCAAGCTGGTGTAAGCTATTGGATATATCCTGACAATGTGAACATACCATATACAGCAAGTGCCCCGTTGAATCACGTGCCTAGGTTTGGGAATGTAAATCAAGTAACATTTGTTGCAACAGCTGAGAATGGTGCGCTTGATAATAAGATTCATTTCTTCAATAGCCAGACTAATGAGTATCAAGCTACAAGTAGCTACGGATCTTTTAATATTATCCATGAAGAAATAGTTAACAACATAACAATAGATGATACTCAAAATATAATATTAGACGTACCTGAGTTTAGAAATACTATTTTCAGTTTAGTAAGTATTGGAAACAATCAATTTGAATTAAGGTATGAGGACGGTACACCTGTTGATGGTGCGTTGCTTGCTGCGTATACAAACTTAACGGCCAGCTCTTTAGTTGAACTAGAGACAGAGTATCTTGAGTCTGACCTTTGTGATATACAGATCAATCAATCTGCTGATGTTGTTATCATTACTCATCCTAACTATAGAGTTCAAGAATTAAAGAGGTTATCATCCAGTAGTTTTTCTCTGAATGATTTTAGTATAGATCCAGTCTTGCCTCCACCAGATGAGTTAAGATTAACTATTGGTACAACAGGCACGGTAAATCATACTTATGTTGTTACATCAATTGCTGATGCTGATGGTGCAGAATCTGTAGCTACTGAGGAGTTTACAGTGAGAGGTGGTGCAGCACTAGCTACTCAGAGTGTTGCTGTATCATGGGATGTAGTTCAAGGTGCATCAACATATAATATATACAAAGAAGAAAACGGAGTATTTGGTTTACTTAGTGTAGTGGGTGCAAGTAATTTATCAGCAACAACATTTAGGGATGTTGGTGTTGCTATTGATACAACAATAACCCCACCAACATTTGTTAATCCTTTCCAAGATTTTGAAAGTGACATCTCCAGTATCACAAATGGTTTTGTTACTAAGGTAGTTTATACTGGGCCTGATGATTATATTATTGGAGACGTTGTAAGATTCTCTGGTGTTGTAGGTATGACTGAGTTGAATGATAACTCTTATAGGATTACAGATGTAACTCCAGCCAATAAGACAATTACAATAGATGTAGATTCAAATAGCTTTGGTACATATGTTAGTGGTGGATCTTTTTTAGTGTTAGGTAACTACCCCTCATCATCTACGTTCTATCAACAGAGATTAGTATTTACTAATACAGACAACAGAGTTGAGACTGTCTGGGCATCAAGGTCAGGTAAGTTTAAAAACTTTACTAAGTCCTCAGTTCTTGCTGATGATGAGTCCATTGAGTTTACAATGGCTGGTAGGCAAGTGAATGAGATCAGACATCTAGTTGATCTAGGTAGGTTGATTGCATTTACTAGTTCTGGTGAGTGGACTATTGAGGGTGATGCAAGCTCTATTGTAACACCGACAGCTATTAATCCACGCAAACATTCTTATAACGGATCTAACAATATGCAACCTATTGTTATCAATGGATCAGCTATATATGTTCAAGCCAGAGGATCTATAGTAAGAGACCTGGGTTTTGACTTTCAGGTTGATGGTTATAGAGGTAATGATTTAACTTTATTTTCGGCTCACCTATTTGATGATTACAGTTTAGTAGACTGGGCCTATCAGCAAGTGCCTCACTCTGTATTGTGGGTAGTACGGAGTGATGGCGCTTTGTTGAGTTTAACTTATATTCGAGAGCAACAGATGACTGGCTGGGCAAGGCATGACTTTGACGGTGGGTTTGTTGAGAGTGTAGCTGTAGTGCCAGAGGGTAATGAGGATGTCTTGTATGTGGTAGTTCGCAGAGAGATTGATGGTAGAACTACTAGGTATATAGAAAGGATGCACAGTAGAAATATTGTAGACCTAACTGATAATATCTTTATGGATTCAGCACTAAGCTATGATGGTAGAAATACTGGTGATACAACAGTGAGAGTGTCAGGTGGTACAGACTGGACTTACAATGAAAAGATAATGTTAAGTAGTTCAAGTGATCTATTCTCAAGTGCAGACATTGGTAATCAAATACATGTGAGATACAGCATTAAGCAAGGTAAATACATTTTTGATTATCAAGGTGATAAGATAATTAGATTTACTATTGTTGAGTACATTGATGAGAATCAAGTGATGGTTAAACCACATAGGACTGTTGATGTTGAATTAAGAGATATTGATATTAGTTCATTTGGTAAAGCAGTTGATGAGCTTGAGGGCTTACAGCATCTAGAGGGTAAAGAGGTTAGTATCTTTGCTGATAAGTTTGCAGTAGCCAGCCCGTATAATAATTCTTTTCAAAAGTACAAAGTTGAAAATGGAAAGTTAACTCTTGATAAACCATATGTGGTTATTCATGTAGGGTTACCTTACATATCAGATATTGAAACTCTGGATATGGACTCAGCTCAGTCAGAAAGTATGATTGATAAAGTTAAGAATCCAACTCATGTAGCAATGCATGTTGAGGAGTCACGTGGAGTCTTTGCTGGATACAAACCGCCAGATGATGACTGTGAAGATGCGCTTGAAAGTTTACAAGAGTTTACAGTAAGAGAGAATGAAAACTATGATGATCCTGTTGATATTGTTACTGGAGTTATCGAGGCAAACATTCAGTCAGAATATAATAAACATGGTAGAGTTTTTATAAGACAGGTTGATCCTGTACCATTATCCATACTTGCTGTAGCTCCAGCAGGTTACTATGTAGTGAGGTAAGATGACACCGCAAGAAACGATTACATTTAATACAAGCTTAAGCTATATGACAGCAGGTGTAGGTGCCATCAATACTTTATATGGAGCCATTAACCAAGCTCAGACTGCAAAGTTAAGAGGTAAGTTTGAGGCTTTACAGCATGAGACTAATGCAAGGTTTGCATCAATGCAGGCTAACCAAGTTATCAAACAAGGTAATGTATTGGCTCAAGAGAATGATACTAAGATTAAAAAGTTATTAGGATCACAGAGAGCTAAGTTAGCTGCTCAAGGTATTGAAATAGATTCTGGTAGTGCTGCTCATGTACAAGATGTAACTCATCAGTTAGGTCAATTGGATTCAGCTAATATCAGAAACAATGCATGGAGGCAGGCGTTTGGTTTTAAACAACAGGCATTACAAGATAGATTCAATGCAGATGCAGCGAGACTTGGAGCCAATACTACAGCAAGAAATACTGTAGCAACAGGTTTAATAAGTGTAGCTAATCAAGCATTAACATTAAGCTCAGATAAATTTTCATTCTCAAGTAAGGATAAGAAATGATTACAGTTCCAACATTAGGTGATGAGAGGGTTAAGGTAAATCCAACAAACACTCAACGTGTTCAAACTCAAGCTCCAGATTTTGGAGAGAGAAGTCAGCAGCAGTTAACTCAAGCCACTGGCCAGTTAGCTCAGACAGCTTTGAAAGTTGAGCAAGCAGAAATAGAGAAAGCTAATCAGATCATAGATATGGAAACTGATACAAAGCTTGGTGAGTTAGAGACAGATCTCCTTTACAATACAGAGAGTGGAGCCTTAAATAAATTAGGTAAGGATTCTTTTGGTACACCAGATGTTGTTGGTATGGACTGGGAGATCGGAGTAAAAGAAATAGAGAAAGGTTTATCTACAGATAGACAGAGAGCTGCATTCAGAAAAAGAGTAAGGCAGAGAAAAGCAAACATTGATAAGAACTTGATGAGACATATCTCAAAAGAATCTTTGCAGTATGACAATCAGGTTACTGAATCATATATAGCTAATGAGAAAAACACAGCACTAGAAAACTTCTTTGATGAGGAGAGAGTTGATGACTCAGTGGCTAGGCAAAGACAGGCTATAATAAATCATGCTGACAGAAATGGATTGCCTGCTGAATATAAAAAACAAAAGATTAAATTACTACAGAGTGAAACCTACACAGGGGTTATCACTCGTATCTTAGATGGTGGTGCAGACCTAGAGGCTAAGGCATACTATGAAAAGAATAAACATTTGATTGACGGTAAACATAGGCGTGGGATTGAAAAGCAGCTTGAGGTAGGTACATTAATGGGTGACTCCCAGCGTGCTACTGATGAGATCTTTTCAAAGACTACAGACTTTAGAAAGGCTTTAGACTCGGCTAGAAAAATCAGAGATCCTAAGAAAAGAGATGAGGTTGTTAAAAGAGTTAAGGCTCGTATCAGTGAAGAGAAAATGCTTGAGGCTGAGAGTGATAAGAATAACTTTGATAAAGCATTTAGTATTGTAGAGAGCTCTAAGTCAATGAACTCTATCCCACCAAGTATACTGGCAAGATTAGATCTTGGTGGTAAGCAAGCACTAGAGCGTAGAGTTAAGCAGCTAAATGAGGGTCTGCCAACTAAGACTGATCTTGGTACATACTATAATTTAGAATTGATGGCTAGTAACCCTAAGACTAGAGATAAATTTTTAAGACTTAATCTTAATACAATGAGAGATAAGTTAGGTGATTCAGACTTTAAGAAGTTTTCAAAGATACAGTCAGAGGCAGCTAGTGGTAAGGGCTCAACTAATAAATTGCTCGACGGTCTACAATCTAAGAACTCTATCATAGGTGATACTCTCAATATCATAGGTGTTGAATCTGGTAAGGGTGCAGATCCTGATGATATCAGAAAGGCTCAGTTGTTTAGAAAGCGTGTAGATGATGAGGTTGTACGTAGGCAAGAGCAGACAGGTAAGAAAGTAAACAATGATGAGCTGAGAAAGATTACAGAGTCTCTAGCTACAGACTTTGTTATTGGATCTAAATACTTTGGATTAGTAGATAAAAGAAAAAGATCTTTTGAAATTGATACATCTGACATACCATCAGAGCTGTACGATACTTATAAGAAAGCTTTGAGCAGTCGAGGCTTACCATCAACAGATGATAATATTATGAAGTTGTATCAAAACAAATTAAGAAAAGAGGCTAAATAAATATGTCATCAGAAATTGATAACTTGCTAGATCAAACTTTCGGACCACAGAATGAACAGTCAGCTAATGTCGATAGCATAAAACCTATCCCTCAAGCTGATCCTGTTGAGAGAGAAGTTGATGAGGTGTTTGGTACACCAGAGAAAAGATTTAAGCAATCATCATTCTTGGCTGAGCAGGTTGATCCTAACATAGCAACAGAGGCTTATGAGTTAAGTAAGAAACATAATGTACCTGCACACTTTGTACAGAATAACATTGAAAGCTTTAGAGCTAAGACAAAAAAACCACAGCTAGATTACAATGATGTATCAGAAAAATCACCAGCACTAGCTAAGTGGTTAGAGAATCCTACGTTTGCATCAATGAGTAAAGATGATCTCGAAGTACTGAAAGATATAGAGCATAAGGTCGGTGGATTTAAAAAGCCAGATGACAACATAGTATCTCAGTTTGCCAGTGCAGCTAATACAGGTGTGCAGAATTTAAGTGTATCAAGTTTTCATTTGAGAGCTGCTTATGGGATGGGAAACATTGAGGACTTTGCTGATGATATAGCAAAGATTAATTTAGATATTCAAAACAAACAAAACAACTTACCAGAATATGCTAGTGAATTTTCTAGTATGTCAGAGAAAAACATTAGTGAGATCAATAGTGAGTTTAGTAAATTTCAGGCAAGCTTTAAAGATATATCTCAAGGAAAGATCCTTGATGGTTTGATTGATGCTGGGGCTAGCGGTGGTAAAACTGTTGGTGAGACTATTGAATTTATATATGAGGCAGCTAAGAGACCTAAAGGTTTAGGTAGAGTTATCTCAGAGAGTTTAGCTTTTAGTTTTCCAAGTCTTGCCTTGGGAGCTGGTGGTGCAAAGGTCGGAGCTATTGGTGGTGCTGCTGTCGGGAGTGTAATCCCTGGGGCCGGTACAGCAGCAGGTGGGGTTGTTGGTGGTATCGCTGGTTTCGCTACAGGTACGTTTGCAGGATCATCAGCTACTGAAGTGGGTGCTTGGATTAACAGTGCCTTAACAGAGAGAGGTTATGATCTTACAAATAGAGATGACATCATCAAGGCCTACAGTAATAAGAAATTAATTTCAGAGATAAGAGATCAGGCAGAACGGAAAGGTATTACTACTGCTGGTGTTGACGCTTTATTCTCAGCCTTTGGTGGTAAGTTTATTAAAGCTGCTGCTGGTAAAGGCTTAGCTAAGAAAGGTGTTGCTGTTGCTAAAGACCTTGGTGTGCAGTCTGTTGGTGAGACAGCAGGTGAGGCAGGTGGGCAGCTTGCTGCTCATGAGGGTGACTTATCTAAAGTAAATATTGGTGAGTCTATACTTGAGGGTATAAGTTCATTTGGCCAGTCAATTGGAGATACTGCAATTGGTGCTGGTATTAAAGCTACAAAAAGTAAAGAGACTGAGATCCCATCAGTAGAAATGCGTGGTGAGTTTTCAGACAACCCAGTTGATGCAGCAACAGAGATATCAGAGAAAGCTGTAAGGGCTAAGCAATCACTTGAGGAGCTAGGGCTCTTAGCTGAGATAGGTGAGCTTGCAGAAAAATCAGAATTACAAACACGAAGTCCTGAGGCCTTTGCAGATTTAGTTGATAGTGTGACTGAGGGTGATCAATCCCAGCAAGTGTTTTTTCAGAAAGATGATTTTGATAAGTACTGGACAGACAGAGGTGAGTCACCAGTACAGAAAGCTGAGGAGTTACTTAGCGTTGAAAGTTATAATGAGGCTGATACAAATGGCACACCAGTATCAATACCACTTAAAGAGTTTGCATCTAAGCTTGGTGGTACAGATAGTTACAATGAATTACTTGAGATGGTTACAACCCAGCCTGATGGCATGAAGTTAGAGGAGGCTAAATCTTTCTCAAAAGAACTACCTGCTCTATTCAATAAAGTTATTACTGAATCCAAAGAAGAGAAAGCTAGGCTTGAGCAACAAGACCTAGAATTAAAAGAAGTTAAGACACAGCTTGAGACTCAGTTAGTTGAGGCTGGTAGAAAAAAAGTAGAGGCATTACCTGTTATAGAGTTCTATAAAACTATAGGGCAGAGATCAGGTATGAGTGCTGCACAGATTGCTAAAGAGTTTCCACTTAGTATTAATCAAGGATTAAGTAGTGAACAGATTCTTAATCAGAGTCCTGAGGTAAGACTACAGCAAGCAAAAGAATTAGGGTTTAATACAGATCAAGTATTCTATCATGGTACAAGAGCTGACTTTGATAGTTTCAAAACAGATACAAGCAAGTCTAAAAAATCTAGTCTAACTTATGGGGCTGGTGTTTACTTCTCTGAGGATAAAGATACAGCAAGTGGATCTGGAGATAGGTTAATAGAAACATACTTAAGAGATGATAAGCCTATAAAGCTAGTAGAGTCTGATGATCTTGGTGCTGTGTATGCAGAGTTAGGTATAGAGAGATTAAACCTACCAAGTAAAAAACAACTAGGTCCTAATAAAAGTTCAAGCATGAATCTCTACAGGCAATTACTTTATTCATATGAAAAAGCCAATGGTATTAGAACAGGATTTAAGTCAAAAGAAGAGTTAAGGAAAGCTTTGGTCTCTAAAGGATTTACTTCTCTTAATGCAGTAGATGGTAATACTAAATCTGGATTTATAAAGAACGTACTTGATCCAGCAAACATTAGATCAGTAGATGCTAAGTTTGATCCTGCTCATTCTAATTCAACAAATATATTTTCACAGTCAGCAGTAAAAAAAGAAACTAAAGCAGATAGAAAAGCTAAGGCTGAGGCAGCAGGTTTTGATACGTCTAGAGTTTTACATCACGGTACAAATAATAAGTTTGATTCATTCATGCCAGATACAGATGGCTTATCTGGTGCAGGCACCTACTTTTATATTAACGATAAGGATGCTGCTGGTTTATATGGAGAGAGAGTTATTGAGGCTTATGGCAAGAAAGGAAAGTATCTTGATATAACTCACAATAACATTAATGATGTTTATAAATTGTTTGATAGTCTTGGTGTGGACTACTCTGTATATAAACAAAAGAATGATAAGCGTATGGCTGAATCTAGAAAGAGAGGTCTTGCTGCAATAGATAGAATAAATAAAAGAAATGAAGAAAACGGAAAGCCTCACCTGACAAAAAAAGAAAAAGAAAACTTTCTTCAATACGGTCCTAACGAGGGCATGAATCCTGCGTTTGAATTAGCAAGAGTACTTGATGATCAAAAAGAAACATCAGACTTTCAAGCATCTAAGGATGAGGCCAGAGAGTTACTAGAGGCCAATGGTTATGTTGGTATAGAGAATGAGTTGAATGGAGATCCAATAGCAGTAGTATGGAGGCCAGAGAATATAAGGTCTGTCGATGCTAAGTTTGATCCAGAGAATTTACAGTCATCAAATATCTATGCTCAAGATAAACGTGGGCAGATAGGCATCAAGGGTAAAGAGT